TCTGCTCCGTGATGAGGATCGCTAGCATAACGCTTCCTCCACAGGGTCGCGGGCGCCCAGGTCCTGTGCTACACTGGCCGCGCATGTCTCGCACACGCGTTCAGCTTGCCTGCGCCGTCCTTTGCGGCGCGAATCTTCGCCCACACCGTGCGGTGGAAGTAGAAGGCTGCGCCATCAAGTACGGATTCCTCAAGTTGTCCGATGGTGTCGGAGGCGTCGCTGATCGGGTTGAACTTGTCGAACCCGGTCTCGCCGGTCGGCATCGTCCAGGTCGCGACATCGGGGTTGTTTTGCAACCCGATGAACGGCGCGCTGGTGCCGATGAAGGTCTGCTTGTCGACCATGTTCGCAAGCGCTTCGCCTCCAAGCGCGAGAAGCCAGTCCGCGAGATTCACGGAAGCATCGACCAAGAGGTCGTTGCCTACAACGAATGCAAGCTGCCACTTCTTCACGACGAGGTTCGACGCTCCGAAGGTAAGGGCCGTAAGCGAACCGCCCGCATCGACCCCAAGGTACTCGCCCTCAAGGAACGATCCGGTGTAGTTCGGAATGCCCAGCTCGTCGGTGGTCAAATCCCACTTGGCGGCTTGGCTCATGACGACCCCTACAGAGGCAGCGATGCGAACGATAGCGTTCGCGACTTCGCGAGACACGAGAATGCCGCCGCGGTTGTCCTGCTCCTCGAGCAAGGCCTCGTTCGACTTAGTGTCGATTTGGAGCTTCAAAGCAGCAGCCTTTACCACTTCGGCAAAGTCCTTCTTCTGCTTCTCGGTCAATCCGGTGCGGTCGTGGCCGAAGACATTGCGCTCTGCGCGCAACTTCTCCACGATCTCCTTGGTCTTTTGCGCCGTGAGGTCGCCGACGAACGGAGCAAGCTTTTGCTGCATCAATTCGTCGAACACGTTGCCCATCACGTCCTTAAGTTGAGTGAGTTGTTTTTCATCCATAATTAAGTAAGTTATTTCCGCTGCGCTTGCACGCGAGCGGTCTTGTTGAACCGCTCGAGCGCTCCGCTTGCGGAAGTTGCTATTGCCTGCAAGACCTCGCGCGTGAATCGCCAGTCGTCAAAACCGGCGGTCGCTGATCCTGTAGGGGTCGACCTTTGTTTCGGGGAAGCCTCATCGCCCGGCTTTTCCTCCCCCTCGCTACCCTGGAGTTGGGCTGCAGTAAGCAGCTCCTCCAAGGCGGCGGTACACGCTTTTGAGGCGTCGATGGCTTGATTGATCGCGGTCTTCGTCTTCTCCGAAAGAGTCCGGCCAGCTTTGGCCTCTTTCTCCTCTTCCGGCGATGGCTCAGCCGCTTTCGGCTTCGGCATGCACACGAGGGCGCCATTGCCATCTGGCTGCATAACGCCCTCGGCTCCGCCTTCGAGAGAACACGGATCGCCTTCCTGGGGCGGGTCCGCCTTCTCCTCGATGTTCAGACCTTTCATTGCGAGCATGGCCGTATCGAGGCCGAGTTCTTTCACTTGAGCCAGTGAGAGTGCATAGGGATTCGCAGGGACGGGAACGAAGGAGAATTCGAGCAGCTCGGCTTTGGTGACGGTATTTCCCTGCATCTCTCCAGCGATGAATCCGACCGAAGTCGTGCGCACGATGCCCGCCTCATAGAGCTTGCGAACCTGCTGCGCAAAAGGATTCGCATCCATCGGAGCAAACTTTCCCTCCGCGACGAGGCCTTGCCTGCCGCTACCAACGTCTTCAATGCCGATCTTGTCGCATACGCCGATAGGCAGTGAGTAGTAATCGTGCGCCCACAAGACGATGGGGTTCTGCTGGTAGTTCTTGAGATCCCAGCCGTTCTGATCGACGATCTCGCCTTGGCGATCGAGGTCTGCTGTTGAAATGACCACCCGGAAGCGTCCCGAATCCTCGGCGGCCTTGGTCTTAGCGACGAAGTCGGCAACCGCCACAGTCGATAACGCTCCGATGAGCTTCGCTTTTGCCTCTTCGCTAAACTTTTTTAATATTTCATTCATAAGCTTTTATTCGGTTGATAATTCCTCCGGACGCACATAGCACCTGCAGTCGGGGTGGAGTGGAGGCGCGCCGACATCGTCATAAGAAACATCGAGCGTCGACCCATCGCTCCCTTGCACCGTGTCCCCCTTATCGAAGAAGTTTTGGTCTATCGACACGATCTTCCCGTCGAGCGGCCCACACAAGGGACAGACCCTCTCGTCTTCGGCCGTGTACCACCGCATCGACTTCACAACCCCGGACTCTTTCCAGGTCTGCTTGGTGGAATCATTCGCAATTCGGAACGCTTCGGTGCGTGCCACCATCTCGGCGCGAGAATCGTCGCTGTATTCGTAAATCTGTGAGACTAGATTGGTAAGTTCGTTTATCGAAGCGCCTTGACTGATGCCTTCGTCGAGCTTGCTCTTGAGGAGCTCGAGCGTTGTCTCGGTATAGCTCTCGGCCATGAGAGAAATCGCTCGGTCGAGCGCGCGCTTTATCGCAGGGTTGGCGAGTATGTCGAATTCGGCTATGCCGAGGGCTGCCGCTGCCGCGCGACTTTCCTTGTCGTAGAGATCGGTAAGCGCGGGAGAAGCGAAGTTGATGGTGATCGCCATTTCGTCATCAAGATTCATGAGCGTGCCCGCATCGACTCCCTTCGCGCTCTTAACGCTCTTGATAGCTGCGGGAAGATTCTGCAGTACGCGCTCGTGCTGACCCTTGTTGACCTTGCGAATTGCTGAGGCGACGAGTTTGATGTAATTCCCCACGCGCAACGCAAAGCCCCGGTACATGACCTCGTACTCTTCGGGCGTAAGATCAGTGATCTTCTTTTGCGCAATAGACTTCTGGCGCTCTCCTATATCCTTGAGGCTTGAGACAACACGTTCTGCGAATTCCTTTGAGAGCTCCTTTCGCTTCTTCGCCGCGCGCGCATATTTAACTGACAAACGGCTCCGGCCTTTTGCGCTCGGCTTGCGCGACTTCGTCGGCTGCGGTATGGGAGCGCCGAGAGGCACAAGATTGAAAGGCACCATGACTTCATCGCCGTTTTGAATCGGCTCGTAATTGAAATAACGCTCGCGCTGTTCGTTCGGAGAAAGGACGCTGGCTGATACCTGTAGCTCTTGAATCTTTAGTTGCGTGTTTTCGGGCACCGGATCTTCAAAGTCGAGATACAAGTCCTCGCCATAGCGCGGTACGAGGAACTCGTTGAGGTACGAGACGATGAGTTCCATCTTCGGCTTGATAGTGCGGAGCGCGAACACATAGTTCGTCGCCTCCGCATTCGCGCGGTTCACATCATCGGTGATGCCGAGAACAGTGCGAGGCACGCGGAAGCCCGCGAGCACCCGATCGCGCATCATTATCATCAAATTGGCGAAGTCCATGTCCTTCTGGCTCTCGGATGCCTGCGTGTATTTCGTGCCCTTGGGTAACACGAGCGTTTTATATGCGCTGTCGTAGCCCTTATGAATCGCCTCAAAAGACTTCTTGATGTAGTCGAGTTGGGCACTCGTGCGCGCATTCTCGCTCTCGAGCACTCCGCCGATACGTGCGCCATTTTGGAAGAAACGCCGATTGAACTCCATCGCGTAATTGTCGGCATCTATCCAGCTCGCGATGGACTGCACTGTGCCGATACCCTCATCGGGATCGCTTGGATCGGGATACTTGAGATGGAGAATTTGGTACGGCTGAAATTCGTACTGCTTTCCTTTCTCGGTGTAAACGTACTTTGAAATGCGGCTCGGGAATTGCGAGCGGTCTACCACGATGCGCATACCGGACGGATTGAGGGGATAGATGGCTTTCGGCTTTCCGCCTTCAGAATCCACGCCATCGAGGAAGATATAAGCGTTTCCTGCAAGTTCGAGATGCGCGCCGATGCTGTACTTGAGCTCATACCCGGTTTGAAACTCGTTTACGCCATCGAGCAAATCGAGAAGCTCATGCTCGAACACCTCTTCGTCATTGCCGTCCGCAGAGACTTTGAAAAGACGCCATTGCATGTTGGCGAGTTCTTCCGCAATCGCGCGCGTGCACGCGTAAACCCATCCGTTGTAAACGGACATCGCCTTTGCCGCCGTGATGCGCTTCGTCGAAGCCCACAATGTGAAAGGATCGTTACCGATATCAGCGATACCGAGACCGGGCGTTGCGCCCTTCGTAAATCTGCTGAATATTTTTTGTAAGATTTGTGGCATTCTTTTCGCCTGAATACGAAAAGGGGCGGCCGACATTTCTGTCGTACCGCCCCTATCGTTTTTCGATTTGGAGCGCTGGGCATTGGCCCAGACGTCTAAATATTCAGTTGTGCCTTAAGTATAGCCCCAAGACTGGAAGGAGTAAAAAGCACCCCCTGTGGAAAACTCTATATGGCTACAGTTTCAAAATCGGTCAAATCCTCTCCCGCATCTTTGAGCATGTCGGCGTTGCTTTTCTGCTGGTCGGTGTTGAGTTGCGACTTCCTGATCTCGTATCGCGTAATCTTGGCGCTCTGGATGAATATCGTTATTTCGCCGAAAGACATCTTCTTCGCCTGTTCAAGCGTGCGCAAAAGCGCCTCCTGTTCGGCGGTGATGAGCGCGTGCTTGCGCGGGACTTCTACATTCTGCGGAGTGTTCATATAGCGATTACTTCTTCCATCTCAAGCCCTT